GGCATAAACCCAAACCAAAGGTGAACAATCAGCTCATCTTACAAATGTAAGAAAACGTAACAATAATGAAGACGCAAAAAAGCCCGCATAAAGCGGGCTAAAAATACTGAAGTAGGGTTAAAGGTTTTTGTACTCTTGAATTTTATCCTTGCCTTGCCACAATTCGACATGCAAGAATGTTTTAGTCAGAGCATTAAAAATAGCATGAGCACACGTTTGGTTGTCAGAGCTAGCGTAATGGTTAGCCGAGCCGTTGCGAACGATAATTTGATACAACATTATTTTTCCCCTTTTTAAAAATATTACATTTGTAAGACGGGGCTTTCGCCCCATCTCCCGTTTACTTGGACAAGTCCTTTTCAGTATCGATGCCGACCATATCAGCAACTTCTAACAGAAGATCTTTAGCCTTGAATGACAAGGGTGCAGAATCAGAATCAGCGCCTAGAATTCTGTTGAGAATTGTTTTGATGTCCCGAATATTGAGATCATCGACACTGTTACCACCTGAAACCTTACCCGCTTTTTTTGGTCTACCAGCCGCATCTTTAACCCTTGACCAGTAAACGTCGACTTGTGATCTTGTCCATGACAACTTGGATTCACCAGCAGAGATGAAACGATCGTGCTCAAGCTTCACCAATTTCTTGATGTCACCCTTGGCGTCCCACCAACCGAAACCGAATTCGGTGTTCATGGCTTTGGCGTACCCGTTTAAGACTTCGCCCGTCTTTTGCAAGCCCTCGAACAGAGCTACACGGGCTTGGTCTAATTGACCAAACTGGGAAACGATCGCCTGATTGACAGGCGTTGACAGAGCATTGACTACTTGCATAATTACCCCATATTACATTTGTAAGATCTTTAGAATAGGTGTCTTACATTTAACCTAGCAACAGTATCCCTGTTGCATGAGTATATTATACCACAATGTTATGTCAAAATCAAATTTATGGTGAACAATAATTAAATAATTTAAACGGGCATATGGTGTCTTACATTTGTAAGATCAATTGGACGACACCCCACCCACCCAAAAATACAGCAAAGGGGAGGTACGGATCCGATACACAGTGTTTTACACAAACAATAAGTACCCCCAGCTTTTATATAACACCCCCTACCCCCTGTGTTTTTACACAGTATATATTTCGTATCTTCCATCTGCAAAACCCCCCCGTCACTTTTTATTTATCCAACCCCCCGGGGGGTATATATTTTTGGTATTATTTATTTGTTGGCGAAACGGTTTAGTCCCGTGGGTGTAAAGATATTAAGAGTGTTGTTCGCCCTACCCTGCTTTATGGGAGCGCCAACTTTTTATTGATGCGTACGTAATGTTATGTTATAGTCGGCCGGTCCGATCCCCTTTTTATTAAGGTGCATACAATATGATTCCTGTTGAACCTACGGCAGAAGTGCCAATTCCGTTTGACATAACAGACGAAGAACCCAAAACGCATAAGGATGCGATAGCGATAGCTATTAATACCGCAGATCTTATTAAAGAGCTGGGTGGATCTATTGACTACGACAACAATGATTTGCACAAAGCTGCGAATCTCATCAAGGGCGAAGACAAACCCAATAAACCTAGACACGTATCTGTATCCGCAGAAGCTGCTGCTGCTAGAGTTTTAATTCAAGAGTTTGACTTCCAAGCGTTTGCAGATATCATGCAAGCCAGAAGTTTTATAACAAACAAGCTCATCAAGATAGCGGACTGTGGCGATCCAAAAGTAGAACTAAAAGCTTTAGAGCTGCTCGGCAAACATAGCGATATTGGTTTATTTACAGAACGTAGCGAGATTACAGTACACCATACAACCAGCCAAGCACTTGAAAACAGTATCAAAGAGCGGGTTAAACGGTTATTGGGTACAGATGTTACAGACATAACACCCAACTTAATCGACGAATTGGATAGTATTAAACCTAAAAATTCACGAGAAATCGTAAAAAACGAGCTAATAGAGCCTGAAAATACCCCATTTATTGAAGAAACTAGCGCAGAAATAAATGAGTGACATCACTTTAAATGACATCGAGGTGCTAATTAACAGTGGAAAACTGTCAGATAGTGACATGCGGGTGTTAGAAGCGCAATTAATTAAGTTAGAAAAGCTCAAAGAACGCGAATTGTGCCAGACAAAGTTCATTAAGTTTGTAGAAAAAGTGTGGCCAACCTTCATATCAGGGGCACATCACAAAAGAATGGCCGATGCGTTCGAGAGAGTTGCGCGTGGAGAGTGTAAAAGATTGATTGTTAACATGCCACCCCGGCATACTAAGAGTGAATTTGCTAGTTACCTGCTACCAGCTTGGTTTCTTGGGCAGTTTCCGCACAAAAAAGTGATTCAAACGTCTCATACAGCAGAATTATCTGTTGGGTTTGGTCGAAAAGTACGAAATTTGGTGGATACAGAGATATATCACGAGATTTTTCCTGATTTGGTCCTGTCAACGGACAGTAAAGCTGCGGGACGGTGGAACACCAGCAAGGGTGGAGACTATTTTGCTATTGGTGTGGGCGGTGCCGTGACGGGTAAGGGTGCTGACATACTTATAATAGATGATCCACACAGTGAACAAGAAGCTGCGATGGCGGCTACCAATCCGGACGTATACGATAAGGTATATGAGTGGTATACGTCAGGTCCGCGTCAGCGTCTGCAGCCGGGTGGGTCGATAGTTATTGTGATGACACGTTGGGCGTTACGAGATTTGACGGGTCAGGTGCTAAAAGCGGATGCGCAAAGGAACGGAGAAGGCTGGGAAGTGATTGAGTTTCCGGCTATTCTGCCAAGCGGGAATCCGCTATGGCCACAGTTCTGGTCGTTGGGAGAATTGTCTGCGTTAAAGGAAGAATTGCCTAATAGTAAGTGGCAAGCGCAGTATCAGCAGAACCCAGTAGGTAACGAGAGTGCCATAGTAAAACGAGACTGGTGGAAGTGGTGGGAAGAAGATGACCCGCCCGTGTGTGAGTTCATCCTACAGTCATGGGATACGGCGTTTGAGAAAACTCAGAGGGCTGACTATTCTGCGGGTACGACGTGGGGGATATTTACAAACCACAAAGACGGCAACAGACCGAACATCATTCTCTTAAATACATATAAGAAGCGTGTTGAGTTTCCAGAGCTGAAAAAAGATGTGATGGAAGAGTACAGAGCGTACGAGCCAGACGCTATTATTATCGAGAAGAAAGCATCTGGTGCGCCATTGATCTATGAACTTAGAGCGATGGGTATACCGGTGCAGGAGTTTACGCCGTCTAAAGGGCAAGACAAGATAGCAAGATTAAACTCTGTATCTGACATAATAGCGTCTGGGAAAGTATGGGTTCCTCAGACTCGTTGGGCGGAAGAATTGGTAGATGAGATTGCTGCGTTTCCATCAGGCGAACATGATGACTTGGTGGATGCAACAACACTAGCGTTAATGCGCTTTCGTGCAGGTGGGTTCCTTCGACTTCCAGTTGATGAACCTGAAGATATTAAATGGTTCAAGGGCTACCGTGGAGAACGGTACTACACAGTTTAAGGACAAATAATGGCAACAAGTAACATAGATAAAGCACTGTATCAAGCACCAATGGGTATGGATGAAATGGGGCCCGATATTCAGATTGAAATAGAAGATCCAGAAAGCGTAACGCTTGGGATTGGGGACTTAGAAATCCAACTTGAACCCGATGACGGATCTGAAGAAGGGTTTGATGATAATTTAGCCGAGTACATGGAAGACAAGGACTTGGCGTCTCTTGTTGGGGACTTGGTATCAGATTTTGATAAAGACATTAACGACCGCAAAGACTGGATGCAGACGTATGTAGACGGGCTAAAGTTATTGGGTTTGAAGTATGAAGAAAGGACTGAGCCATGGCAAGGCGCATGTGGTGTGTTTCACCCGATGCTGACAGAGTCCGTTGTGCGCTTCCAGTCGGAGGCAATGATGGAGACCTTCCCAGCGATGGGACCTGTGAAAACGCAGATTGTTGGAGCAATAGACAAGCTCAGAGAAGAAGCAGCTCTTCGTGTCAAAGAAGACATGAACTACCAGCTTACAGAAGTAATGACGGAGTACAGATCAGAACACGAGCGGCTATTATGGTCACTACCCATAACGGGATCTGCGTTCAAGAAAGTCTACTATGATCCAAGCAAGGGTCGTCAGATGGCGATGTTCATACCTGCGGAAGATATCGTAGTCCCATACGGAAGCTCAAACATAGAAGATTCTGAGCGTGTCACGCATGTTATGCGTAAGACCGAGCAAGAAGTAATTAGGCTACAAGAAGCTGGGTTCTACTTAGATGTAGACTTGGGCGAGCCCTCATATCAGCTAGATGATATTGAGAAGCAAAAAGCCGAAGAGATGGGCATGACAGCTATACAGGATGATAGATACCGTATACTAGAAATGCACGTCCTCTTAGATTTGCCCGGGTTTGAAGACACAGACAAAGATGGAGAAAAAACAGGTATAGCACTGCCATACGTAGTGACTATAGAAAAGGGTACTACAACGATCTTAGCCATTAGGAGAAATTGGTATGAAGACGATAGACTGCACATCAAACGACAACACTTTGTCCACTATCAATACATCCCCGGTTTTGGCTTCTATGGTTACGGTCTTATCCACCTTATCGGAGGATACGCAAAATCCGCCACCATGCTCATCCGACAACTTGTTGATGCAGGTACATTATCTAATCTCCCGGGCGGCCTTAAATCAAGAGGACTCCGTGTAAAGGGTGACGATACACCGATTCAGCCCGGAGAATTTAGGGACGTGGATGTGCCTTCCGGAAGTATCCGTGATAATATTTTACCACTACCTTATAAAGAACCAAGCCAAGTTTTATACACACTATTTAATCAAATAGTTCAAGAAGGTAGATCCTTTGCATCTAGTGGAGATATGAAGGTTTCTGACATGGGTAGTCAGGCTCCAGTAGGTACAACACTAGCTATATTAGAACGTACATTAAAAGTGATGACGGCTGTTCAGTCGCGTATTCACGCTGCTATGAAACAAGAGTTTAAACTCTTAAAAGTAATTATCGCTGACTACACACCCGAGGACTATGACTACGAACCAGTAGATGGCCGTCGCACAGCTAAAAGAGAAGACTACGACATGGTGGATGTAATCCCTGTGTCAGATCCTAACGCTGCTACTATGGCGCAGAAGATTGTGACCTATCAAGCTGTTTTACAGCTAGCACAGTCCGCACCACAATTGTACAACTTACCTTTGTTACACCGCCAGATGATAGAAATACTGGGTGTAAAAAATGCTAATAAGCTGGTGCCTGTAGAAGATGACCAGATGCCAGTAGATCCTGTACAAGAGAATCAAAACATCCTCACACAAAAACCCGTTAAGGCGTTTGTGGAACAGAACCATGATGCGCATATGATGGCTCACCAGTCATTTATGCAGAACCCACACATCCAACAGATGTTGCAACAAAACCCAATGGGTCAGGGAATCATGTCTGCTGCACTGGCACATATTAATGAGCACATGGCGTTTAAGTATCGCCTACAAGTTGAGCAGATGCTTGGGCAATCTTTACCACCAATGGTTGACAACAAGGATAGCCAAAAAGCACCAGAGGTTCCAAAAGAAATGGCGGACCAAATTGCGATGATGGCAGCCCAAGCGACACAACAGCTATTACAGCAAGACCAACAACAAATGCAGCAACAAGCTGCACAACAACAAATGCAAGATCCAGTCGTCCAAATGCAGATGCAAGAACTTCAACTCAAACAACAAGAAGTTCAACTCAAAGCGCAAAAGCAACAGCAAGACCAGCAAGCCAAAGTACAGCAGTTGCAGATCGAAGCTGCTCGTATTGAAGCGCAAAAAGAAATCGCGGCAATGCAAGTGGGCGCAAGCTCAGCCGCTGCAAAAGACAAACTCCAGAAACAAATGGAGTCTGAAGGAGTTCGTATGGGTATAGACGCTGCTAAACACCGCGCTCAAATGTCCATGCAACGTGCGCAAATGGCGGCACAAAGACAACAGCCTAGGCCAAAAAGAGGAGAGTAATTGGACGAGTACAAGATTTTAGGCCATGTGTCTAAAGAAATCGACAAGTTGCGGCAAGAACAAGCTGCATTTTTGTCTGCTAGTCGGGCGGAAACGTACGACGAATACAAGAAAATCTGCGGGGTAATCCGGGGTCTAAACCTTGCAGATCAAATCATCAACGACCTTGTGCAAAGATTGGAAAAAGAATGAGTGAATTTGACGTTAATGCTATCGATCTTTCGGGAATTCTTAACAAGAACAACGAAGACAAAGCAAAACAATTACCTGACCCTGCTGGCTTTATGCTGCTTACCGTAGTCCCCGAGGCGATGGAAGAGTACGCAGATAGCGAAATCGGGTTAATTAAATCTAGCAAAGAGATCTGGAAAGAAGAAATTCTGACTCCGGTTTTATTTGTAGTCAAAATGGGCCCAGAAGCCTATGCAGACAAGACACGGTTCCCTAGTGGTCCCCGTTGCAAAACTGGCGATTTTGTTATTGTCAGACCCAATTCAGGCACCCGCTTGAAAATTCATGGCCGAGAATTCCGTATCATCAATGATGATTCAGTCGAGGCTGTTGTTGAAGACCCGCGCGGAATTACCCGTGCTGCTTAAGGAGTAAACATGGCAACATCAAAATTTGGTGGGGATGATTTTAAATTCCCCGATGAAGTAGAAGATACCAAGACGCAAACCGAAGACGAGAAGTTTGAGGTAGAAATTGAGGACGATACACCTCCGCAAGATCGTGGACGCAAGCCCATGAAGGAGGCGGTAGAAGACCCAACTGAGGACGAATTGGCATCTTATGACGAGAAAGTTCAGTCTCGTATTAAGAAATTTACCAAAGGTTATCACGATGAACGTCGTGCAAAAGAAGAAGCTTTTCGGGAACGCGAAGCGGCTGAAACATTTGCGCGCCAAGTTTACGAAGAAAACAAGCGTCTCCAACAACAGCTTTCTAATGGTAGCAAAGCTCTAATAGAAACGTCTAAAGATGCCGCAGAATCCAAGCTCCAAGAGGCAAAACGCAAGTTTAAAGAAGCCCAAGAAACAGGAGACTTTGATGCCGCAGCAGACGCGCAAACCGAAATTGCTAGAGCTGCGTTATATATAGATAAAGCGCAATCTATGCGTCCAGTAGAAGTGGATGATAGATACAACGCACCTTCCCCACAGTTTCAACAACCTGCTCAACCACAGATGGATAGACGCACCCAAAAATGGGTAGAAGCTAATTCTGATTGGTGGGGAGTTGACGAAGAAATGACAGCTTCTGCATTAGGGCTTGACAAAAAGCTCGCAAAGCAGTATGGTTCGGAGTATGTTGGGTCGAATGAGTACTATAAGACTATCGACCAGACAATGCGCAAAAGATTTCCTGAGCATTTTAACGATGCTGAGAGCGATGAGGATGACTATGAACCTCCACAAAAAAGAGTCGAACCGGTAAGGGAAGAACCTCCCCGCCGTGCATCAAAACCAGCTACGGTTGTGGCCCCGGCCTCACGTAGCACTCCGCCTAGCCGCATTAAGCTAAAGGCATCCGAAGCTGCGATTGCTCGTAGGCTTGGGGTTTCTTTGGAAGAATACGCTAAACAGGTTGCTAAATTGGATAGGAATTAAAAATGGAACAAACAGTTATACAAAATCGTAAAGGCCGTGAGGCAGATTCTCGTGCAGTAGCACAACGACCAACAATGTGGAGAGCGCCTGAAACGCTTCCTTCTCCTGATCCCCGTCCGGGTTGGGCTCATCGTTGGGTGAGAATTAGTACTTTAGGTACCGCTGATCCATCTAATATTTCCTCCAAGCTACGCGAAGGGTATGAGCCTTGCAAGGCAGAGGACTATCCCGAGCTAATGTTGCACGCCGCTACTGAAGGTCGTTTCAAAGGAAACGTCGAAGTGGGTGGTTTGTTGCTTTGCCGAGTCCCCGAAGAGTTTATGGAACAGCGTGCCGCTTATTACGACAAGCAAAACCGAGCTCAAGTGGAATCAGTAGACAACAGTTTTATGAAAGACAGTCATCCTAGTATGCAGAAATTTTCTGACAAACAAACTAGAGTGACTTTTGGTCCCGGTTCTTAAATTTTTTTATAGGAGTCTTAAATGGCTTATCCAACTGTCTCAGCCCCTTACGGCGTAAAGCCCGTAAACCTGATCGGTGGTCAAGTATTTGCTGGATCGACAAGAAATTTGCCTGTTCAGTATAACTATGGCACCGCTATGTATTACGGCGACCTCGTTACTTTGTCTGCTGGTTATGTTGTTATTGCAACTTACCCTGTTAGCACTACCAATACAACGGTCGGTGTTTTCTTGGGTTGCTATTACACAAACCCTACAACTAAGCAACGTCAATACTCACAGTACTATCCCGGTAGCGTAACTGCTGGTGATATTACTGCAATTATCGGAGACGATCCTGACCAAGTGATGCGTGTTGCAGTGACTACAACTGCTGCTGGCGTAATTATTGGTTCAGCTTCTTCAATCCTCGTTGGTGTCAACATGGCTGGCGGTACACAAACAGGTTCTGCATCTACTGGTAACAGCAGTATGTCAGTTGTTGGTGCATCTGCTACAACCTCTGGTGGTGGTTTCCGTGTATTGAATCAAGTTCCCGATTCACAAGTTAGCTATTCAAGCACATACGTGTCTGGTGGCGCTGCTTCTGCAACTTCTGTTGTAGTTTCAGGTTTGGCAGTAGGTACTTTTTTACCAATTGGCACTGACGTGTACAACTTGGTAAATGGTCAGTTGCAGTTCACAGGTTCTACCTTGAGCGCTGCATCTACTGTAACAACCACAGGTAGTACAACTCTTACCATTACTGCGGTCACAACCGCAGTTGCTGGTACTGTTGCACTGGTCGTAACCCCCGAAGTGTTGGTTAAGTTCAACTTCGGCGCACACCGCTATTACGTAGCATAAAGGAGCTTAAATCATGGCTATTTCCCGCGCACAACTATTGAAAGAGCTGCTCCCAGGCTTGAACGCATTGTTCGGTTTAGAGTATGCACGTTACGGCGAAGAACACAAAGAGTTTTATGAGACAGAAACCTCCGAGCGTTCCTTTGAAGAAGAGACTAAGTTATCTGGCTTTTCAGCAGCACCAGTCAAAAACGAGGGTTCAGCCATCGCTTATGACAATGCTCAAGAGGCATGGACAACTCGCTATAACCACGAAACCATTGCTTTGGGTTTCTCAATCACTGAAGAAGCGATTGAAGATAACTTGTACGACAGCTTGTCTGCTCGCTACACCAAAGGTTTGGCTCGTGCTATGGCTTACACCAAGCAAATTAAAGCTGCTGCCGTGTTGAACAATGGCTTCTCTGCTCTGTATACAGGCGGCGACGGTCAACCTTTGTTCTCTACTGCTCATCCTTTGGTTGCTGGCGGTGTCAACTCCAATACTCCAGCTACGCAGACTGACTTGAACGAGACTTCTTTGGAAGCCGCCGTTATTCAAATCGCTGCTTGGACTGATGAGCGTGGACTGTTGATCGCTGCTAAGCCTAAGAAGTTGATCATCCCGCCAGCACTGCAATTCGTTGCTACTCGTCTGTTAGACACCAGCCTGCGCGTTGGAACTAACAACAACGACATCAACGCGATCAAGAATAATGGAGCAATCC